CGCCAGCGCGCCCTTGATAGCCACCCTGCCGGCAGCCACGAACCCATCGCCGCCGGCCTCGGCGGCCACCAAGGCACCGCGCACGATAACCTTGCCCGTCGCGGTGGCGGTGTCCGCGCCCGTTTCCGATGCGGCCAGCGTTCCCGTCACACCAGCAACGGACGCGGCGTCCACCAGCATGCCGCCAGCGACGAACTGCGAATTCGTCGTTTCCTGGACGAACCCGCCCGGTGCCAGGTACTGCCGGGCCATTAGGTCACATCGGCGTTAGGGCAGACGTAAACGGTGGTCGAAGCCTTGGCCACCTTCACCCGCCAGCGAATCGGCCCCTTCATCTGCGGCGTGAACGTCACCGCCAGTGCCTGCTTGACCGGGGTAGTCAGGCCCGTGGTGGTCCACGCCTCGCCGCTGTCACTGGTCTGGTTGGTGCCGCTGGTCAGGATCGTGGCCGCCGCGTCGGTGATCAGGGTTGCAGCCGGCTGCGAACTGGACCCCAGGTATTCCACCTCAACCCACGCCTCGGCGTCGGTCAGGGTCACGTTATCCGTTACCGTGTGAACCGTGAGCGTCTTGGAACTGCCGGTGGTGTCGTTCCAGATGACGCCCTCGAACGTCTCGAATGGGCTGTAGATGTTCGCGTTGGCAGTCGTAACGATTTTCCAGCTATAGGCCGTGGTGCCGTTCGAAGCCCCCGCCGTGCGCTTGATCGTGGTTTCGGTCGTCAGGGTGCCTTCGTAGGCGTAGCGTTCATTGCGATAGTTCGCCGTGCCACTGTCGCAGCCGATCAGATCAACCAGACTGCCACCGGGCGAAGTGGGGGTGCCCGCCACGGTCACGCTCGACCCGAGCTTGCAGTTAAGAAGGGTGACTTTCTGCCGCGCCACGCCGCCTTGTACCAACGTCTTCCCTGAGCCCAAGGCCGACAGGTCCACCCCATCGAGCAGATAGGTCGCAAATTGGGGGGAGCCAGTGTTTTGGATAAGTGTCGTCGGGAGTGTCGCCCCCGTGATGGCACTTGTGGTGTTGCGCCAGATTACCTCGCCAAACACAGCGCGGAAACTATCGCCGGTATTGCCGACCTGCATCGTGGTGTTTTCGAGGATCAGCTTGCTCGCCTGCGAGGCACCCGGAGACCAACTGATTGCCGGAAACGCATTGTTTGTTCCGAGCTTTTTCAAGGCACAGTTCACGAAGCGACCGAAGGCCAGCGAGATGAACAGCGGCGCATTGGTCGCGCCCGTCCCCGCATTGAACGCGACACCCTGAATGTAGGCGTGTTGACTGGTCCCCGCCACAGTCAACTGGTTGGCTCCGGTCGTGGTAATCGAGGCGCCCGTGGTCAGGTCGGCCGCGACCGGCGGAACCGATCCCGCCCGGTTGACGCACAACACCTTGTCGATTGCGCCGGCCGTGCCCTTGAACGTGATCGTGGTCGCCGATGCCGCCGTCTCGGCATGGTCATGCGCGACATAATAGGTATCGCCCGCCGCGCCTGCCGTGATCGCGGCTTGCAGGGTCGTCTTGGCGTTGGTCCAGTCCGCGCCCGTAGCAGTCCCGGCGGCGCCGCTGTAGACGTACCAGACGGCCATCAGTCGTTACCTTCGGCAGCAATCGCCTCGGCCCGCCCGCGCATGATTGCGTCGGCATCATCGCCCGGCGCCAGCAGGTAGTAAAACTCGCGCGTGTCCCCGCCTTCCAGCACATGCACTTCCGTGCACCAGCGCGATCCATCGATCTGCGGGTGTTCAAGCGTGCAGGTGGAGGAAGCAACGGCCGCCATGGTTTAGGCGTGCGTGATGGTGGCGCTGTTCACCGTGACAGTCTGGCCAGCGGTGATGTTGGTGCTGTCCAGGTTGATGTCGCTGCCGGACGTTCCGACAGTCAGGCCGGTGATGATATCCGTTCCGCCCGATGCCGTGCGAACGCGCGCTGCCGCGGCGGTGCCGCTCGCGTCGGCCGAAGTGTCGGACGCCGGGAAGCCGGAAAAGGTCAGCACGCCGCCGGACACGGTGCCGGCGGTGGACTGCAGCGGGATCGTGGCCAGCACGGTGCCCATGCCGGTGGTGCCGATTTCCAGCACGCCGGTGCTGCCGATCTGGGTGACGACAGCCGACAGGCGCGCGTTCTTCACGGCGGTGGGATAGGTGACGGACATTCGGCAGGGTTCCTTGGAAAACTGGAACCTTGGCTTAGGCCGCCCGCCGCCGGCGTTCCTCTTGTGGGATTTGCCCTAGGCCAGCACGCCGTCCAGCCAGGCTTCCCACTTCGCCATGGCCGCGCGCATCTGCGGCAGGTAGTCGGCCCGGTCATAGTGGACGGTGCCGGCGTCCTGCCCGGCGTGCTGCTGGATCAAGTCGCGCATGTCGCGGCCAATGCCGATTTCGCCCGTGCGGGACTTCCAGGTGCGTCGCAGATCGCGCGTCTGGAACTGCGCGGCCGTCACGCCCGGCAGCGCCAGCCAGCGGTCAATCGCCTGCTTGACGCTGCGGTGGTCCATGCGCTCGCGCCCGGCGCGGCCGGGGAACAGCGGCCCGGTGCCGTGTGCAGCCGCCAGGTCGGCCAGGACCGGCAGCACCTGGCGCGGCAGCGGCACCACGTGCGGGCGCAGGCGTAGTTTCGTTTTCTCGCGCGGCATGCGCCACAGCGCGGCGGCCAGGTCCAGTTCGGCGCCGTCCAGCCGCAGCACTTCCTGCACGCGCTGGCCGGTGCCGATCAGCAGCCGGATCGCCGCGGCCGTTTCCAGCGTGAACCCGTTTTCGCCCGGCGCCGCGGCGTGCCACAGCACGCGCAGTTCGTCGGCCGACAGGTTGCGGTCGCGCGCTTGGACTGCTTCGTAATCTCGCCGCACCAGGGCGGCCGGGTTGAACTTCATGCCCCAGTCCTGGCGGTCGTCCACGGTGTAGTCGTTCGCCGCCTTGACCGCCCAGCCGAACGCCGCGGACACATAGGCCCGCTGGTGGTCGGCGGCGCTGCGCGAACCGCGCCGGTAGAACTTGGCCAGGTATCCGGCAACGTCCGCGGCCTCAATCTCGCCAGCAAGCCGGTTGCGCCCCAGGGCGTCGGCGGCGTTGTCCTTGGCGTGCAATAGCGCGCGCTCGACTTCCGGCCAGCTGGCGCGGCCCTTAGTTTTCAGGTCGGCCACGTAGGCGCGGAACAATTCCCCCACGGTCGCGCGCCGGCCACAAGGCGCCTTCGGTGCAGCGGGGTTCTTCCCAGCCAGCAGCTGGGGCACGATTTCGTTATGGTACGCCGCCCGCGCCTGGGCGGCGGTCATGCCGGGATAGCGCCCCAGTGTCCTGGTGCTGCGCACGCCGCCCGTTTTCCAGAACGCAAACCACGTGGCGGTCACGCCTTCATCGCTCGGCCGGATGCGAAGGCGCAGGCTACCCGCCCCGCGTCCGCCCGCCTGGTCGTTCAGAACGCGTTCGGCAGTCGCCTCGCGGATGGCCTTCTTGATTTCGGTATCAGTCAGCACGCGCGCACCCTCCGGTTGTCATTGGCTGATAGCTTGCCCACCTTGTTCAGCGGCGGCCTGAACCGGCGGATGTATTCGCCCTCCACGGCGTCAAGGCGCCTCGCCTCGCATGGAACGTAGGCCCAGGCATCCCAGCGCCCGCGCTTGTCTTCGCTGGCGGCGTGCGTGGCGATCCTGGCTAGGATGTTGATGGACTGGCCGACATAGACCACGCGCCTGCCGCGCAAGAGGAAATAGACGCCGCACGTGACTTCGAATGGCACCGCCATGTCCGCCAACTGGGCTTCGGTCAGTGGCGTGTCGGGACTGGGCGGTGCGCGCGGTGCGGGCGGTGCGGGCGGCGGGACTTCAGGGGGCGGCTTCAGCTGCCGTTCTCGCTCCAAGCGGTCGGCGGTGATTGCTGCTATTGCCGCGAGCGCGCGCGATCTGGTGGCCATTCTTCCGGGTGCCCCTTGGTTGCACTGGTGGTAGCACCTAGCGCCCGGCCATCATACGAACCACCCCGGCTAACGCTGGGTCACGTCCGTTAATTCGGCTAGTCGTTTCAGTCGCTTACGCCGGCTTTTATAGCAATCGGGGCATTGGCGGTAAAGGGTTTTCCCCTGCTTTGTAATCAGGGGGTCGCGGGTTCGATCCCTGCTGCCGGCACCAAGCAAAATCAACCACTTAGCGGCGGTTGCACCACAAAGAAAAGGCGCCTGGTTGCACCTTCCGGGTGCACCAAGCGCCTTGCATCACGCCGGATCATGCGGCGCCACGCCGCACCCTATCCATTAGCCAGCGCCCACTGGATCAGCCGGAACGGCAGCATGGCCACAGCGGCGATGTCTTCCCAGGCGATCACCGCTCCACCCCGCGCACGTGCCGCCGGTCCCTGCCCTGCCGCTGAAGCGCATGGCGCATCTGCAGGTGCCGGATGGCTTGCAGTTCGCCCATGCCGGTTTCGGCCATCACCTTGTCGATGCTGTGCTGGGCGGGGATCATTGCTTGTCCCCGAAGTCCGGCGCCGGCGGCAGGGGCATCCAGTGCGTGGGGTGTTCCTCGCAGGTGGTATCGCCGACCCAGCACCCTTCGCCGGACTCCCACCACACCACGCGAATGTCGCCGCCGTTCGGCGCCTCGGCATCGGGGCACCACGCCAGGATCGGTTCATAAACCGAATGGTGCGGCTTCGGCGCGCTTTCGATGCCCTGCCAGTGGGCGGGTGCGGCCGCGTTCATGCCGCCACCGCCAGTCCGGCCAGCGCCGCTGCTACGCGCACACCTTCGTCGGTCAGCGTGTAGCCGCTGCCGCGGATGCCGGCGCCGTCCTCGTCATACAGCGGCCCATAGTGGGCTAGCCCGATCTCGCGCAGATAGCGGCGCGCGCCGGCCACCTTCACGTGGGGCAGCCCGGTGCGCTCCATGATGTCGTTCGCGGTGTGGCCGTAGATGGCGGACATCGCGTGCAGCACGGCCGTCTGTTCGGCGTCCAGCGCCGGCAGGTTGGTGTTCGCGGGTTCGGGTTCGGCCATCCACCAGGGCGGCGAGACTTCCACGGCCGCGCACGGTCCAGCATGGCCAGGGGTGCGCGTGCACGCCCAGCCGGGCGGCGGCAGCAGGCAGGCGTCATCCTCGCGGCCAGCGGGCGACTTGCGCGCGATCAGGTACAGGACGCCGGCGGCGGAAGCCCCCAGCGATCCAGTGATGATGAGACTGGCAATATCCACGATCAAAACCCCCGTTTACGTGAAAGGTCTTGCCGCTCTAGCAATGTTTACGTGCAATGCAAGTCTAATCGGTCGCCTCTTGCGTGTTCGTCTGGCCTTTGCTGTTCGGAACCTCGGCCTGAACGCTGCAAACGTAGCCCTGATTATCGAGCGAATGCTGCACGCTGGTGATGACCCATTCGCCGTCCACGCCATCGCGGAACCCGGCCATGGTCAGCGGCCCTTCGGCCGCCAGGTCGGCGCGGCCTGGCAGCGTCACGTCCAGCTTGCGTTCGCCGCGGGCGCGCTTGTCCAGTTCCGCGCGGGCGGCTGCCAGCGCCATGTCCTTCGTGGCGTACTGGGTGCGCAGCCGTGTGACTGGCTCGCCCTGCCCTGTGGTGACGGTGTGGCGCTTCGCCTTCTTCGTCTCGTGCCAGGCGGCCACGACGCTGCCGGCCTTGCCGCGCTTGGCGATGCCGATGCGCCACCGGGTCACGTCGCCGGGCGCCAGCGTGATGGACGGCAGCTGCTGTCCGCTCGCGCTTTTCGTCTCGCCGCGCTTCGCCAGCACCAGCTTGCCCGCGGCCGGCTTCACCACGGCGTCATACTTGCGCGCGATCCGCACCAGCAGGTGCATGTCGCTTTCGTCGGACTGCGCGGTGTGCGGCAGCGTGATGGACGCCAGCGAGGGCGCCACGGCCGCCGTCAACCCGTGTTCGCCGGCAATCTTTTTCACCATGTCGCCCAGCTTCGTGTCCTTGGGCCAGCTGCGCGTTTTCTGGGTCTGCAGGTTCGCCTTGCCGCCCTTGGATTTGTCGAACGGCGCGGCGTGCGCGGTGATGTGCATTTCGCCCGGCCAGCCGGACAGTTCGATGGCGTCCACCACGAACAGGCCCATTCGCTGCGCGGCGCCGTCATAGCCCAGGAACAGTTCCAGTTCGGCGCCGGTCGGCGGCATGGTAATGGGCTTCAGCGGGTCGCTGTCATCCAGCGTCACTTCCAGCACGTCGCTGTCCATGCCGGTGGCGTCCGTGAACCGCAGCGACTTCAGCCGATCCTTGATCGTCGCCGTGATGTCGCCGCCGTTCGCGATCAGCTTGAATTCCGGCCTCAATCCCACAGCCGCACGCCTTCCTGCTGCGCGGGCTTCGCGATGTCGGGCAGTGCGATCAGCAGCCCCGCCGGCAGCGTCGGCCCGTAGGCGGCCAGCCCGGCGTTCGCTTCCAGCACCTGTTCCACCACGCGGTTGGCGGTGGCGCCGTAATACTGCGCGCAAATCGCGTCCAGCATGTCGCCGGCGCTGGTCAGGTACGTGTCGGCCATCGCGGTTATCCCTTGATCGTGGCGGCCAGCGCGGCCGTCTGGCGGGTCAGCGCCACCGCCTTGTCCGCTGCGGCCTGGGCCGACTGCACCGCCCTGGTGGCGCTCGCCGGCACGTTGGACAGCCGCGCCAGGTTGGCGCTGCTGGTGCGCAGGATCGCGCTGGCGCTCTCGGCGCGCGACAGCATGGCGCCGGCTCGCGTCACCAGGTTGTCGGCGCCCAGCAACGCGGTGACTTCAATAGGCCGCACGCCCACCATGGACAGCGTTTGGTTGGCGACGTTCTGCAGTTCGCCCACCACGCCCAGCGAGCGGTTCACCGCGCCCAGGGCTTCGTGCGCCACGGCCGCGTATGGAGCGACGGCCGCCTGCACCTGCCCAGCCACCTTGTTCAGCGTGCCGGACAGCGACTTGGCTGCGCTCGACACCGAACCGGCCAGCCCCTGCACCTTCGCCAGCGCGCCCGTGGCGCCGGCCGGGATGGACGCGCCCGCGGTCGCCGCCGCGGCACCGGCAACGGCGGCCACCGCGCCCGCCACCGTTTCGTCCGGCGCGCGCTTCAGCGTCAGCGTGAAGGACTGGCGGCGCGGCACGCCCTGGCCGGCGAAGACGGATTGCCCTTCCTCCACCCGCTCGATAACCCAGCGGCCCACGCTCGCGCCGGTGCCGTCCACCAGCGGCTGCGGCTGCCCGCTATCGGCCAGCGCGCGCATGGCGTCCAGCTGGCCCTTGCCGCCGTTCCATTCGGGGAAGACGACACCCGGCAGCGTGATGCTGTCCGCGCCCGGCCCGGTGAACTGCATGGCCGGCATCTGGCCGAACCGCTCTTGCGTTGGCCAGCGCCATTCCGTGCTGCGGTTCAATTCCTGGTAAGCGGCCGTCGCGATGCCGAACTGGAACCCGCCCAGCTGCAGCATCACGGTCGGCCCGGTCTGGTAGTCCAGTGCCATCAGTACCCCCTGGGCAGATCGAACAGGGCCGCCCCGCCCTGCGCGCGTTTCTTGCGCTCGTATTCGTCAATCACCTGGCGGGCGAGCGCGCCGCCGTCCTGGTTCGGCTGCTGGGTGATGTGGAAGGTGTTCGTGGTGTGGTCGTTCACCGTCACGCTAGGCTTGGCCTGCGCGGGTGCGGGCGGGGCGTGTTTGTTCAGGTAATCGGTTTCGGCCTGTATGCGGTCGGCCTGCGCCGAATTGGCGATGTTGGACATACCAAGAACCCGGCCGGTGCCTTCGATGGCGCGTAGGGTGCCGCTTTCGCCCTTCTGCCACCAGTTCATCCGCTTCCAGTTGGCATCGTCCTGCTTTTGGTCAATCGGCTTGCTGCCTACGCCGAACCCGCCGGCGATCATGTCGCCCACGTTCGCAAGCCCGACGATCATGGCCGCGCGCTTCGCCCACATGGCGAGCGCACCGGCGCCGGTGCGGGCGGCAACGGTGTTCGCTTCCAGCGCGACAGTTTCGGCTCCGATGGCCGTTGTTGCCGCCGCAGCCTGCGCCGCCGCGCGCAGCTGCGCCGCCGCGTACACGGTCAGCAGGCCGCCGGCAGCGGTGATGATCGGCCCCAGCGCCACCAGGGCGATGCCCACGCCGCCGATGCCGATGGCCATGGCGTTGGCCAGCGTCGGGTGCTTTTCCGTGAACTCGTTTAGCGTCCGCAGCGCGTCGTTCGCCGTTTCCAGCGCGCTGGTGTAGATCGGCAGAATATTCTGCCCCAGCTGCAGCTTCAGGTCGGCCAGCTTCTTTTCGGCCTCGATTTCCTTTCCGGCGGCCGTGGCGCGCCCCTCGGCGTCCAGCGCGTTGATGTCCGCGGCGCCGCGGTTCACCTTCTCGCTCTTGTCAATCTGCTGCTGCTGCAGGAACATAGCCGCCATGATGTCGGCGCCCTTACGGCTGCTGAAAATCGAACCGATGGCGTCCAGCACCTGGTCCTTGGACGTGATGCCCTTTTCCGCCAGCGTGGGCAGCAGTACCTGCTTCATCCACTCATATTGCGACTTGCGGAACAGTTCGGCGCCCTTGACCGCTCCCACGTCCAGGTGCGCGATCTGCCCGGCCTTGTCCTGCTGCACCTTGCTGCGGTCACCGATCAGGCCCAGCTTTTCTAGGTTCTGCACGGCGCGCTTCGTGGTGCGGCCCTGGTACAGCGCCGAATAGCCGGACATCAGCCCGGTGCCCACGCGGTCGCCGCCCATTTCCTGCACCAGCGGTTCCAGCTGGTAGAAAAACGCATCGTCGCGCATGGACTTCGCGGCCAGGCCGCCGGTGGCGATCAGGTGCCGCCATTCGTCCGGCCCGACGCGCCCGCCGGTGGCCGAAATGACTTTCTGCACCATGTTGGCCTGCGAGTTGAAATCGGCTTGCGACTTCAGGCCGCCGCGCAGTTCGATCACCTTCAGCATGTCCAGGAATTTGGCTTCGTTGTCGGCGCCATGCTCGCCGTAAACCGCCGCGTTCCCGAACTTCATTTTCGCCAGCGTCGGCGCCACCATCTGCGCGTGGTGAATGTCCCCGAACACGGACAGCGCATCGCGCACCAGGGTCAGGTTTTCGGTCCTGCTGGTGCCGAACGTCTTCATATGGCGCGCGAATTCGGCCGCCTCGCGGTTCGTTTCCTCGCCCATACCCAGCGCGGCAATCTTGGCTTGCTCGCCCTGCCAGTGCTTGGCTTCCTTCAGCCCCGGCATGATCGTGGTGCCGACGATGGCCGCGCCGGCGGCGGTCGCATAGGCGCCGCCCTTCATCATCGTGCCGCCGATCTTGTTCAGCTTCGCGCTGCGCTCGGCCGCGGCGGTCAGACGGTCCTGCGCCCGCTTGGCCTGTTCGATCTGCTCGCCCAGGCTCGCATAGCGGCGCTTCATGGCGTCCACGCCCGCGCCGGCACCGTCCATTTTCTTGATGGCGTCGCCCAGTTCGCCCTGCTGCTTGGACAGCTGCTTGACAGTGCGGCCCAGGTCCACCAGCGCGGACTTGGTGCTGCCGATGGACGTTTTTAGGCTGCTGGCGACGGCGCCGCCGATGATGATGGTGGCGCTTAGTTTCTTGTTCGTCGCCACCTAGGCCAGCCCTTCATTCCACCAGATCAGCCGACTGGTCGGCATCGCCATGATTTCGGCATGTGACCAGCCAGTGTGCGAAGCCAGCGCAAGAACGTGGCTCCGCACGTCCTCGCTGGTCAGACGATAAAACCCGCGAAGGCAACCTGCAGGCGCCGGTAGTCCTTCAGCGGCAGGCGCTTCAGGTCATCGGGCGCGACTTCCGCCAGGTTCGCGAAAAACGCGATTTCCTTCGCGGCCTCGCTGCCCTTGACCGCATCGGCGGCCAGCTGGTCAGCCACGGTCGGTTCGCGCATGCGGATCACGGAAACCGGCGCGCCGGCAAGGTCGAACGGACGGGTCAGCGCCACGTCCGCGAAGCCCTCGCCCTCGGTCACGTAATCGGGTTTATCGTCTGCCATTGCCTGCCTCTTGTCGGGTGTTCGGGCCGGCGCTCAACTGGCGCCGGCCCTGGGGGATCAGATGCCCAGCGCCTTGCGCTGCGCGGCGAGCGCGTCCACGCCGTTGACGATGCGGACCATGTTTTCCGGGTCGATTTCGTGGACCACGATCCCGCCATGCGTCTGCTTGTAATAGGTCAGGGCCACGGTGCCCTTCAGCGGGGCAACCTCGCCCGGCTTGTGCGTGCCGGGGTCCAGTTCCTTGATCTTGCCGCGCATGGTGTGCGTGACGGCGGTGGTGGGGCCGTCGAAACTTTCCAGCGCCTCGCGGACCACCAGCGGGACGGTGGCACCCTCGGCCACGCCGAACAGCGAAAGCACGTCGCGGTCGTAGCTGATCAGCGTGAAATCCGCTTCCAGCTTCTCCATGCCCATGGTCAGTTCCACGGGCAGGTCCATGCCGCCGCCGCGGAAATCCTCGGTCTTCAGCGTCAGCTTGGGCGGCGTGAATTCCTGCAGCTGGCCGGCATAGCCCTTGCCGTCCACGAACAGGTTCAGGTTCTTCAATACGTCGCGAGCGGCCATCTTAGAAAATCTCCGCGATATAGTCGTTGTTCAGCTGGCTGCGGAACGTGATGTGTTCGGCCGGATAGGGCGGCGAGAAATCGAAATCGAAATAGACTTTGCCCTGCGCGATCTGGTCCGGCGTGTTCAGGTCCGGGCTGGCCCAGCAGTCACCGCCTAGGATGGCCTCGATCTTCGTCAGGTGGCGCAGGTAGTCGCGCACGCCCTCGGTCACGTCCTCCACGTAGGTCTTCGTGATGTTGCGATCCACGGCCCACAGGTGGGCGCGCAGCAGGCTGTCCTGGATGATGTCGGCCGTGCGGCGAACCGACAGGAACGCCCACTTGGGATCGCTCGACAGCGAGCGGTTGCCCCAGAGGCGATAGCCATCCTGGTGGATGATCGTCGCCACGCCCGCTTCGTTCAGCAGGTTGGCGCGCGCGTTCGCATCGCCCAGGGTGAAGTCCACCGGCCGGACGGTGCCGACGATGCCGTTGATCGCCTGGTTTGACGGGGACCACCAGAACCCGCGGTCGTTATCCGAACGGGCGATCAGGCCGGCCACGCACGGGCTGGGCGGCGCCTGGACAACCTGGCCGGTGGCGTCCATCTTCAGCACCCAGGGGTCCACCAGGAACACGCGGGCGCTGCCGAAGTCGTTGGCGTACTGGATCGCGGCGGCGTCCGTGGTGTTCGGGCCGTCCGCGATGATCACACCGCGCAGGCGGTCAGCGATGCCCACCAGTTCGGCCACCACGGCGTTGGCGGTGGTGTCGCGCTGGTGCGTGAAGCCCGGCGCGATCAGGACGCGCGGGACGACGCCCACGCGGCTTTCGGCGCCAAGGAAGGCATGCACGCCCTCGTAATTGCCGGTGCCGCTGTTCACGCCGCCGATGACGTTGGCCATGGTTTCGGCGTCGTCCGCGCCTTCGTCCACGCGCACCACAACGATGACCGCGCCGGCCTGGTCAAAAATGCTGCCCACGGCGTCGGCCAGGGTGCCGGCGGCGCCCAGCTTGGCGGCCTGCACTCGGCTGCCGGCGATAAGCACCGGCGTGTTCAGCGGGAACGCTTCGTCCACGCCGCCCGACAGGTACGCGGTGGCCAGCGCGGCCACCGCGCCCGCGCCGGTGCTGGCGCCGGTGTTCGCCACGCCCACCAGCGCGTTCGCGGCGGCGTTCGCGGCAATCGCGGTCGCCAGCTGGGTGGCGGTGGTGGTGATGGTGCCGGTGTTGCCGGTAGCCAGGCTCGCGGTGATGACGGTGCCCGAAACGGTCACGGCCAGCGCGGCGTTGTTGGCCTTCGGGTCCACCAGGCGCAGGGCGATGTTGTTGCCGGCAACGCCGGTCAGCTTGCTGGTCCAGGTCTGGGCGTTGTTCGAGCCCACCACGCCGGTGGCGAGGGTCGCCTTGACTTCGGGCTGCGCGTCGGGCGCGGTGCCGATCAGGCCGATAACGGACGAACGAACCGTCTGGATCGGGCGCGGCCCGGTGTCGATTTCCAGAACCTCGACGCCATGCAGGAAGGTTTCGGGCATTGTTGCTTTGTTCCTAGACGGATGAATTCACTGTGAGGGCACCTTGCCCACGGTGGGGCAAGGTTTCCTCTTGTGGGATTTGGACGCGATCAGGACGCCTTGATGATGTGGTTCAGCGCCACGCTGCGCGGACGAACGCCGGTCTTGTAGTGCGTCAGCGTGCTGCCGGTGGAAGTCACCACGCGGCCGGCGTAGGAATATGCCTCGTAAGAGTCCATGTTTTCGCCGCCGATTTCCAGCTGGCCGGGGCCGATTTCGCCCACGTGGCCGAACATCTTGGTGGCCTTTTGCGACGAACCCAGCACGCGGTTGGCATCCACGCCGCGCCCGGCGTCCACGCTGCGGATGAACTCGCCGCGCAGATCGGGGACGTTGAACGTGGTGCTGCCGTCGCCCAGGCCGTACAGACTGCGCGTGAAGCTGTGCGTGCCCGATTGCGTGCCGCTGGTGTTGATCCGGGTGCCGCTCGCGTCGTTCAGATAGAACGTGTTCGCGTCGATATACTCCACGAAATAGTCGGTCAGCAGCGCCAGGCCGGTGGGCAGCGCGCCCGTGGTGGTCAGGCGCACGCGCTCGCCGCCGGTGAAGCCGTGCCCGGTCTTCGTGACCACGGCCGGCGTGGCAATCGTCACCGTGAACGTCTGAGCCGTGTAACCGGGATCGGTCACCAGCAGCTTGAACAGGTTCGGATAGGTGCTGCGGCTGATCGCGGCGCCATTGCACAGCAGCCAGCCAGTCGGCGCCGTGGCGCCCGCGAACGGCATAATGGTGCCGGTCATGCCGGCCCAAAGGTCAAGAACTCGGCTCATACACCCCCAGTTGTAACGAGTGCCGCAACGTCAGGATTTGCGGTAAGGAACGCCTGCAGTTTTGCAAGCGGGCTTTCGGGTTTGTCCGCAGATGGCCGGTTCACCATCTGCCATTCGGCGCCGTTCCAGCGCGGCCACTTGTCGGGCGGGATTTCGGCCGGCGGCGGCGTGAAGGTGCAGCGCGCCGGCAACAGGAACACGCCAGGTTCCAGCGGGCTTTCGTCCGCTTGGGTGACGCCGACGAACAGGCCCGCGAAGTTGAACTGATAGGCTGGCTTCATGGTCATCTGCCCCCTTAGAACTTGATGCACGCCAGCAGCGCGATGCTGCGCGGGCGCGCCTCGCTGCCGCCGTCCGCGTTGGTCGTGAAGGTGTGGCTGTGCGCCCCGGCCGGCGACGTGGTGTATGTCTGCGGCCCCTGGTTGTTGGAATTGCGGTCCAGGCCCAGCGAGCCGCCGCCCCCGTAGGCAAAGGCCGGGATTGTTACGCCGTGGTCGTGGTCGCCCACCCCGTCCGTGGTTCCGGTGTGCGCGTGGCTCTTGTTCTGCGAGTCCTGTGCGCCGCCGAAGGTGCGCCCGGTGTCCACGCCTCGGCCGTCATCCCACCCGCGCAGGAACTCCCCGCGCAGATCGGGCAGGTTAAAGGTGTTGAACCCGTCGCCGGCGCCAAAGGTGGTTCCGATGGCGGCGAACAGGGCCGCGTAGGCGGTGCGCGACACAGCCGCGCCGTTCGCCTTCAGCCATCCGGTGGGCGCGGTGTTGCGCGCGAAGTGGACCACGGCGCCGGCCGGGGCTTTCTGGTCCGCCTCGGCCTTGCTGTAAACGTCCAGGTTCGTGCGGGCGGTGGCCTTGTTCGGCACGTCAGCCAGGTTCAGCGACTTCACCAGGGGCGCGGGCGCGCTGCCGGCCGGCTCATTTTGCACGGCGGTCAGCTTCGATCCGGCCGGGTAGCTGGTGGCCAGGGTGAACTTGGTTTCGTCCACGCCGTCCGGTGTCCACTGGTCGCTGCGCAGGCGCACGCCTTCGATATAGACGGACAGGCCGTAAGTCGTGCAGGTGGTCAGGATTACCACCGTCTGCGCCGCAGCCAGCGTCTGCTGTTCCTCCACCGTGTCCACCACCACGTTGGCGTCGGTCGGGTCGGCCCACTCGGTGTCCCCGTCCGCGTTCGATGCCTTGCGCAAAATCTGGTGCGTGGTGCCGCCGGGGATCATGAACGCCGCAGTGACGTGGTTGGAAATCCACTGCTGGGTCGCCACGGCCACGTTCGGGTCAATCTGCAGCGTGACGACATCGGCATTCGTCACCATGAATTCCAGGCGCACCACCGTGTCCGCAAAGGCGCCTTCGCTGTCCACCGGCTTGTACGTGTCCGGCAGGTTGCCAACCGCGAACAGGCTGCCGTCCGCATCGAACACGCCGACTTCGCGCAGGACGAACCCGCCCGTGCTGGCCGGGATGACCAGTTCGGCCGTGAAGCGGTTTGGCTCGGTGGGCGACTGGAACACGCGATTGATGGTGGCGCGGAACAGTTCGCGCACCAGCGTGGTCTGGCTTTCGGTCGGCGTGACGGGGTTTCCGTTGCCGTCGCCCACGGCCATTTCCGTGAGGGTCACGGGCGTGCCGGTGGCCTCGGCCTGGGCCATCGCGGCCAGGCCCAGGGTGGTGTGGAGTGTGCGAAAAATGGCCATTGTTCAGGTTAGCTTTCGTGATCTGGAAGTTACGCGGCCCGGTACGCCATATCGCCGGCCAGCTGCGGGATGCGCGGCAGCTTCATCTGGGTGCGCATGCGCCGGCTGCGATACCATTCATCGCCGCCCCACCATTGCGTTGCGGCCCACATCGGCGTGGCACCCAGAGCGAACCACTGGTTGGTGGAGGCGCCGTCATTGAACACGTCCCGATTGCACAGCACCTGGCGCAGTGCCGGCAGCGGCGCCTTGCCCGAAACCGAAATGGTCCAGGTGGACGGGTCCACGTTCGCCGCGTTCACGTACACCAGCGCGTGCCGGCGCGACTGGCGCAGGTTGGCTGCGGACGAGGGGTTCGCGCCGATGTTGCGGCCCAGCAGCACCAGCTGCTTGTTCGTGGTGTCCGCCCCCAGCGAGTAGTAGGACAGGCGGCCCACCATATCGCGCTGGGTGAAGGTTCCGCCCACAGTCGTTCCGGTCAGGAACCGCCCGCCGTCGCCGGCCAGCACAATCACGCCGTTGACGTAGCCGCCGCAGCGAATGTTCGTCGCCGTTGCCGAAGTGGAGATGGTCCAGGCCGTGCCGGCGTTCGTGGTGTAGGCCATGCCGCCGACTGTGCCGGCATCGTTGGCGCCCCAGACGAACCAGGTGTTCGCGTCGATAGCGTAACCGCCGGTGACCGGCCATGGTGTGCCCAGCGCCGCAATCGGGCTGGTCATCACCGTGAAGGTGTCCGTGGACGTGTCCAGCTTCACCAGTTGGCCGGCATCGCCCAGCAGCACGATCACCGTGCTGGACACGACAAAGTGCCCGATGAAATTCACCGTTCCCCCGCCGGTCACGGTGTTCACCGAATTGGCGTTGTAGAGGAAACCCTTTTTCACCTGGCCGCCCGCGCCGTAGGCGTACCATGCCTGGCTGCTGAAGGTGACGCCGCCGTTGCAGGTGAAGGTGGATGGCCAGGTGTTGGTCAGGCCGGCAAGGCTACCGTTGGTCGGCGCGGCGTACATGCCCAGCGTGGTGAAGATCGTGGGCGTGGCGCCCACGTTGGCCGAAGCGTTCAGGCACTTGTCGCCCAGGCCCCACCAAGTGGCGTATTCCTCGACAGAAACCGGGTCGCGGGTGTTGCCCGTCATGGCCAGGCCCGTCCTGCCGCCCAGGACGGTGTTCGCGTTGATCGTCACGCCGGCGGCGCCTTCCAGGCCCAGGAAGCCGGTCAGGTGGCAATCGTTGATGAACACCGGGCGGTTGGCCGTGGGGTTGATGCCCTGAATGCCATAGGTCACCGGCCCGTCGCCAAAGAACGGCGGGCAGTCGAATGCGCAGCCGTTCAGCACGATGGCGTTGCCAGATGCCGCGGTGCCCGTCGCCACTGCGCTGGTGCTGGTGTGATAGAACGGCGCGCTGCCGTTCGCCACGCCCACGACGCCGTTCAATTCAAGCCGGCCGTAGAACTGATCGCTGCTGCGGATCATGTTGCCGCCGTTCGGCCATGCCAGCTTGCCGCCGTTCAGGCGGACCATGTAGCCCGCGGCCGGTGTGCCAAGCCCACCGGGCTGGACCAGTTCCACGCCGTTGTCGTCAATCACCGTGTCAAAGGTAATCGCCGGATCATTGAACACAGCGTGGTAAGTCGGCGTGCCCAGACTGCCCAGCCGGTTCGCTACCAGGCGGTTGAACACCGCGCCGACGCCCAGGCCGCCGTCCAGCAGCGTGTTGCAGTTTTCCAGCCGGCAGTCATCGAACACGGCGCCATCGGTGACCACGCCAGCGCCGCCGCCGCCGTCCGCGCTGTCCGTGCCGTGGCAGCCCACCACCGCGCCGTTCCAGTTGGACCAGCTGCAGCGGATGAACCGCGCCTGCTTTTGCTTCGCCCAGTTGGCGCTTTGCCCGAACAGGTGCGCCGCGTAGCCGGTCGAACGCTTCCACCCGCTGTCAATCGCCACGTCCTCGAAAATGGCGCCGGGGCTTTCCAGGGCATGGAAGCTCGGGAACAGGTATTCCCCATCGCGCACCCAGCCGTTCGGCGCGACGATGCCAGAGCGGTCCACCGAACCGAAAATCAGGAAGTTTTCGAAGGTGCAGCCGTCGCCAAAATTCGGGATCGGCGTGCGCTGGCGCACCATCCATTGGCAGGTGTTCGGGTCCACGCCGTTCGGCAGGTGGACATAGGACCGCAGCGTGGTGCCCTTCCAGAAGCCGGCCGCATAGCTGGAACCGTGGGCGCCCTGGTCCTTGATATATTCCACGTCCGCCGTGGTGTCGGCCAGGCTGATCCCGGCCGCATCGCTCGCCACTTCCGAACGGGTGTACGTGGTCAGCTGGCGCCACTTGCCATCGCTCGGCAGGCGGTAGAGCAAGCCCACCACGCCGTTGGCGCCGGCCAGCGAAGAATTGCCGCCGAACAGGCACGTCCAGTCCTGGTAATAGCTGCCCGATCCGGTGGCCGTCCACGTGCCTGTCAGCTTGTCACAGCCCATATACAGCACCCGGCCGCCGCGGCCGACGATGCGCACGCCCGGCGACACGGTGACGCCGAACAGGTCTTCCTTGATGGTGGACCCGCCCTTGATGCGGATTTCAGCCCCGGCCGCCGTCGCCAGCGAAATGGCATGGGTCAGCGTGGCGAGCGGCGCGGACACGCTGCCGGGGTTGCTGTCACTGCCAGTTGCCGGGTCCACGTAGTAGATCGGCGCGAAGCCGGCGCACGCCGCCGCGGCGGCCTGGGCCGCGTCTCGCGCGGCGATTGCCAGCGGCAGGGTGGACACGGAGTCGAGAAACTGGACGCGCATGGTGAAGTCGCGGCCGGCGCCGGTCACGCGCAAGTCATAGTTGCCATCGGGCGCCGCGAACTGCAGCAGGCCCTGGCTGGTGCCGGTGAAGGGGTTTGCCAGGGCGCTGCCGGCCGCGTTCTGCAGGCCCGTCGCCAGGGTGGTGGTGCCGGGCTGGTACAGGTACGCGGTCGGGCTCGGGATGGTGTTGCCACTCGCGTCCTGGGCAAAGAAATTCTTCAGTTCCATTCAATCAGCCTCGATCAGATGCAAAGCGCGGTTTCGTTCAGAACAATCAGCGGCTCCTGGTACTCGGTCAGCGTAACTTCGCTGCCGACACCGGCGACAACCGCCAGGCATGGGCCGGCCACGCTGCGCACGGACAGGCGCACCAGGGCCAGGTGGGATCGCAGGTTTTTCGTGCGGTCGATGACGGCCAGCAGCACGGCCATGGCATTCTGTGGCACGCCGATCTGGTCGGCTTGCAGCAGCACGTCAAAGGTGAACGGGTCGCCCGCTGGCGACTGGTTGAACCACTCTTGCACGCGCGCATCGAAGGACAGCGCGGCCAGCGCCTGCTGAACGGCGCCGATGGTGCCTTTGCGGCGGTGGATTTCCACGCTGGACTTGATGAACAGGCGCTTTTGCGCGTCGGTCCAGCTGTTATCCCACTGGTCCACGCTGAACGCCCACGCCAGCCAGGCCAGCAGGCCCGGCGGGCAGGCTTCCGGGTTCCACACGTCGCGGATCGGCACGGCAACATCGCCCAGGCGCGCCACGCTCTCGCTAATGGCGCGTTCCTGGCTGCTGGCGTTGTAGGGCAGCAGATCAGACATCGGGTGCGCTTGCCGTGGTCACCGTGATGCCCGTGCAATAAGCGGCCTCGCCATCGTCAATCGTGATGTTCGCGCTGGGCGCGGTCAGGTTGACGCGCTGGACGCCGGGCTGGTGCAGCGCGGCGTAAAGGCCCGACAGGGTGACATCATAGCCCATGCGGTGCTGGTTGGCGGCGTAGTCCGCCGCGGCGGCCTGCGCGGCGGCCAGCACCACGGACGCATCGGGGCCGGGATAAACCACCAGTTCGGCCGTGATCGTGTAATCCACGATGGTGGCGGAAAGCACCGTCACCTGGTCCGTCATCGGGCGCACCTTTTCCGCGTTCAGCGCGGCTTCCACCACGTCCAGCAAGTCAGCCGACGCGGTGCCGTCGCCATCGCGGGACAGCACGTAAACCGTCACCTGGCCCGGCGTCGGGCTGGTGGCCGAAACGTCCTTGACATCGCCGCTGGCCGACAGCGCGTTGAACACGTAACTGCCTTCGCTGCCGGCGCTGGTGTAGCCTTCCAGGGACAGCGTGATGCGCGCGCGGAAATCGGCGTCCGCCTCGAAAACCGCCGGCGTCGGCGGAATGGTGGTGTCATCGGCCGGCGTGATCAGCAGGCGCGTCACGTCATAGTTCGCCGCGATCTGGTCCAGATCGGTTCCGGTAGCGTAAGCCAGCATCACGGCGCGCGCCGCGTCGTTTACACGCTGCCGGATCAGCAGTTCGCGGTAGGCGGCGACTTCCAGCACCTTGTAAGCCGGATCGCTTTCCACCAGTGCTGTGAACGTCGCATCCCGCGCCTGCAGGTCGGCCAGCATGGCGGCCAAGATCGTTTCGAAGTCCAGCGCCTCGACAACCGCCGGCGCTGCCAGCTGCGACAGGTCCACCGAAGAAAACGCGCCCGGCATCAGTTCACCACAATTCCGCTAAGGGTGACCGGCTTTCCGTCCGGCAGGTATTCGCCCACCACGTCCAGCGTGACGTGCCCCGGCGCCGCGTTGGACGCCGTGACGCTCGACACGCGCAGGCGCGGTTCCCACCGTTCGATTGCCTCAATGGCGGCCGTGTAGATCGCCAGCAGCGTGCTGCGGTTCATCGGCGCGTCCACCAGGCGGAACAGCCGGCTGCCGTACTCGCGGCGCATCACCCTGCTGCCCACGGGCGTGGTCAGGATGTCGCGAACAGACTGGCGCAGGTGGTCAATGCCGCCCAGCGCCTTGCCCGTTGATGCATCGGTGCCGATCATGCGCCGACGATGGCCCTACGGCCGCCGTTCTTCCTCTTGTGGGATTTGCGCTTAGGTCGGCGCGCCCGTGGTTCCGCCGCCCGTCTGCACCCCGGTGTGGGTGTGCGTGTCGCCAATGCTCTTGCTGTTGTGCTGCACGGACGGCCCGACGAAATGTACCGCGCCGTTGATCGTGGCGCTGCCGCCGCCGGCGCCGGTGGTCAGGCTCTTGGCCACGGTCAGGTTCCCCGTGCAGATCGTTTCGGGCGTGTCCAGCGTCACGCTGGTGTCGGCCTTCACCGTCGCCTGCTTGCAATTGATCACCACCAGCGCGTTGCCGGCCACGTCGATCTGCAGCTTGTTCGCCGCGGCGTCATACTCCACCCGCGTGCCATCGGGGTACACGGTCACTTCCTGGTCGCCGGTGGTCGCCGGCGTCGGGTGGTCATCCTGATAGATCGCCTGCCCGATGACGCCCTGCGCCATGTCGCCATAGGGCGAAAACAGCAGGCGCTGTTCGCCCACGGTCGGCGCCGACGCCGTGCGCGTGCCGCCGGCGCGGTGGACGCCCCAGGGCAGCCAGTCGGTTTCAAGGCCGCCCACGGTCAGCTTGGCCAGCCCGTTGGCCGCGTCCACTTCTGTCACGCGGCCGACGCGGATCAGGTTGCCCTGCACCCGCTCGGCCTCGGCTTGCGCCCAGCGGTCGGTCACGGCACCACCTGCACGTAATCGGGCGCGAAGTCGGCGCCCACCATTGGCGCTTCGCCCAGCAGCACCACGGTGGGCTGCACGCCGTCGTTCGTCCACACCGTTTCGCCCAGGTGCACCACTTGTTCCCAGTCCACGCGCCAGCATTCGAACTGGTCCAGATCGGGGTCGAAATCGTCGGGATAGGCGCCATGCACGTAGGCCGGGCCGACAGGGCAGCCCCAGCGGTTCAGGCGCACCATCGCGGCGAGCGCGGCGGCCAGCTTGCGCACTTCCTTGCGCGCGTTCTTGCCGGCGTCCTGGCGAAACCCGACGATCAGCTGCGCGGAAAACGTGGCGTTCACCGCCTGCTGTCCGGTGCCGGGGTCGTGGTCGTTCGCGTCCGGCATTTCGATCAGGTCCACCAGGCAGCACGGCACCGGCAGCCGCTTCATGTCGCGGTCTTCGCGCTCGGCCTCCACGTGCAAGTCGGGGAACTTCGCGCTGATCGCGGCCACGATGCCCGAATACAGCTGGTCCAGCGTCACTTCGGTGTTGCGGTCCATCGCCTAGTCCTTTTGCCCGAAGCCGGCCGCGCGGCTCCGCATGTCGCGTTCGAAGTGGTTCCAGAAAATTCCGTCGATTTGGTCGAACACTTCGTCTTCAATGAAAATGTCCATCCGGTCCTTGACCGGCAGGGCGGCCTCGGCCAGCGGCAGCCGGCCGCGCCCCTTGCGAACAAAAATCGTGCGGCCCCACCCGCGCCGGCTCTTGCGGACGAACCCGCCCTTAAATGCGTGGCTGCCGGCCTTGCCGGAGAACGCCGCGCCGCTGCCGGTGGTGGACACCTTGCCGCGCAGCGCGGACACCGGCATATCGTTCGTGCCGTACCACAGCCGCGCGCCCTCGAAACTCGCTTTGCTGAACCTGCTGAACCGCAGGCGCCGGCGCAGGTAGGCCAGCTTTTTTGTGTCCAGTTCGGACTTCAACCCGCGTTCGGACATCATGCGCAGGGTGGTGGCGGTGCGCTTCAGCGCGCGCCCCAGCGCATACTTCGCCTGGCGCTCGGTCAGGCCCAGTTCGCGGGTCAGCGCCGCGATCTGCTGTGCGTCGAAATCGAAGTGCAGCACGGCGCTAGACTTCGGCCAGCTGCAGCACCGCCAGGCCGTCGCCGGTCGATTGCGGGCCGGTCAGCACGTCATACTGCTTGCCGGCCAGCGTCACCACGTCGCCGCGGTCCACGCCTGCCAGGTCGGTTTCCTTGGCCGTGAACCTGGGCTTGCTGGTGTCCAGGTCGTATTCGCCCAGCTGGGCGTTCATGTACGGGTCATCGAAAATGCCCGCCACCTGCCGGGTGGAACCATCGCGAAGCTGGACACTTGCCGCGAAGGCGAAGTCTTCCAGGTCCAGGAATTCGTCCAGGTTTTCCCAGGCAGGGGCGGGCATTGCCTTAGTTCCCGTGGGCGCCGGCTTAGTAAGCCAGCGTGCCCACCAGCGAAACAGAGCGGGTGACGGACGGCGACGTGCCGGCCATCGTGGTGACCACGCGGACGTACTTGTGCAGGCTGTCCGTGTTCAACATGACGGCCTGGTGTGCGCCGGCGGCGTTGGTCACCTGGGTGAAGGCGGCGCCGGGAACGTCCGCCCAGTTGGTGGAACCGTCCACGCTGTGCTGCAGCTTCACGTCCGCGGTTTCACCGGCGGCGTCACCGGCGGCCGATGCGTCCAGGATGGCCTTGGCAATGCCGGTGAAGCGGGACACGTCAACGGCGGCGCCGTTGGTGGTGGCGGTCAGGGTCGCCGGCACGCAAAGCGCGACGGACGTAAGGCGGGCAATGATGCGGCTCATGCGGGCTTGTCCTTGCTCTTGGCAGCGGGCTTGTCCGCGGCCTTGGTGGTGTCATCTGCGGGCTTCTCGCCCTCGGCCGCCGGGTCGGTCTTCCCGGTGAAGGCGTTGACTTCGGCGTGGACGAAATCCGACACCGCGTCTTCGGCTTCGGCCAGGATGGCCTTGCCACGGTCCAGCAGGTTGATGGCCTCGGCTTCGGTCACTTCCACGATTGTGCCGGCGCGAGCGATGACGCCGCCCAGCCCAATGGCCGAAGTGAGTTTGAGAAAAACGGACTGTGCCATTGCGGCAGAATTCCTTGGCTTGCGGTGTGGGGCGGCGCCTACACGCCGCCCCGTTCCGCGGGGTTATTACGAAACCGTGCTGCTGCCGAAGCAGATGCTTTCGACGCGGCGCAGGACGAAATCCACGTCCTGGAACACGACGATGCGCAGGCCGCCCGACTTCGAAAGCGAGTACGGGTCCACGGTCAGGTCCAGGCCGCCCCAGAGGGCAACGATCAGGTCCGCGAAGTTGCCGAAGAACACGTTGTCGTTGGCCAGCTGGTTGGTGATCTCGGTGCGGTAGCCGTTAATGGTGTTGCCCTGCTCCCAGATGGTGGCAGAACCGGCCGACGCGAACTTGAGAGCCGTCTTGCAGTGGCCGCGGAAGCGGGAATTGCCCACATAGCCCATGGCGCCCAGATCGGCGTTGTCGGCCGCAATCTCGGTTTCCATCTGGACCAGTTCCGGGAAGGTCGGCTGCCCGGCGGCGGCGAAGTCAACCGCGTTGATGCCCGAATAATTCTTCAGGCCCAGTGGCTGATTGTCGGTGCCGGTGCCGTAGTACCCAGCATAATCGATAGCCTGCGACATCGCGGCGCGAAGGTCGCGGACCACCAGGGCTTCGGCGTCCGGCGTGGACTGCATGGCCAGGCGGCGCGTGATGTCCGTGAAGGCCGCAACGGTCTTCGGGTTCAGGCTGATCTGGCCCAGGCTCGGGCTGGTTTCGGTGGCGTCGTCGCCTTCGCCCACCCAGTAGGCCGACGAAACGCCGGTCTGCTTGGGAATGTCCACGTTGCCAACCAGGCCGCCCATGACGTTGCCCAGCTGCATGATCGTGGTGCGGTTGCGCAGGGCATCGATGAACGAACCGGCCAGCAGCGTGTTCGCGACGAGGTTGGCGCCCGACTGGTTGCCGCTCGGGACGCCGCCCGCGTTGAACGCGCGCGAACCCAGAACATCGGCCGGGATGATGATGCCGCGGGCTTCCTTGCCGTACTGCTTGGCGGCAGCGGCCGAACACTCGATTTCGAACGCGGCGGCGCGCTGGATACCAGCATCGCCGGGGTTCGCGAGGGCGCGGACGGCGCGCAGCAGCGAATAGTTGCGCACGTCCTTGTCGGTCATGCCGATCTGATCGGACGCGCCGCCTTCGGTCAGGGGCTGGCCGGACTTGGCGCGCTTGGACATCACGTCCGCCAGGATCGCCTGGCGCAGTTCGTCCGCGCTCTTGCCGTCGCGGATGAACTCGCCCGCAAGCTGGGCGGCGTCATAGTCGTTGCCCATCTGCTGAAGGGCGCGAACGCGGGCGCGCTCGCCTTCGGCACCGCGGGCGGTGGCAGCGCGAACGTCCGCGCCGGCTTCCTCAACAATGGCGATGACCTCGGCAATGCTGCCGTCCTCATTCACCTTGGCGCGGACCAGGTTGCCCTGGGCATCGCGAACGATTTTTTCCATAGTGTTAGCAGTCCTCGCTTGTGCTTCGGGCAAATGGTCGTTTGCCCGTTCTTCATCGGCCGGAACGCCCGGCGTTTCCTCTTGTGGGATTTGGAGCGCGCGCCCCACGCCCACGGTGTCGTCCGCAGGCACCGAAACCATGCTGATTTCGTAGGGCGTCCACGCCGTGATGCGGTACACGTCCACGCCGTCGCGTTCTTCCACCAGGCGCATGCCTTGGACGCTGTAGCCCACCGAAACCTTGGTCACGATGCCGTCCGCGATGTCCTGGAACAGCTGATCGCCCACCGGCGAGCGGCTGAACCGGACCACCGCGCGGCCCACGCGGTCGCCGTCCACGCGCACGCTTTCAACCACGCCGCGCTGGTCGGCCCAGTCGTGCATCCACAGCACCGGGGCGCCGTTGTTCAGGCGCGACAGGTCCACTTCGCCGGCGTCATGGCCCAGCACTTCGATGCCGAACCAGCGCTCCACGCTGTCCGTCTCGCTGCTGAACGCCAGTTCCACGGTGCGCGCTTCCACGTCCACCGCGCCGCGCACCACGGTGGCCACGCGCCGCAGCGCGCCGCGCTCGGCAATTTCCTTCAGGCGCTTGGCCAGTTCTTCAGGCGTCATCGTTGGCATTGTCCTTCGCGGGCTTCGGTTCCTTCGGCGGCTGCACCGGCTGCCCCTGCATGAACAGCTTGATGAAATCCTCGGGGATGCCAGCGGCCTTCATGCTTTCCAGGGTGTGCGCGATGCCCTGGAACACGGCGTCGGGATCGCGGCCCTGTTCGCGGATGATGTCGCTCGGGTCGGACAGGCCGCCGCGCATGGACGACAGCGCGCCGTCCACGTCCGCGCGCGGGTCGATCCACTGCCAGCGCCGCGGCTGCCAGTTCACCTTGCGGCAGGCGGCCAGACGGTCGGCGGGGATCGGCCGGTTTTTGACCTTCACCGCGCTGTTCAGCAGGCGCCAGGCCAGGTGCGCGTCACGCACCGGCTGCGCGAGGGCTTCAATCAGCCACTCCTGGATTTCCTTGTAATGCTCGCGCGCGTCCAGGGTCAGCTGGCGGATGCTGCTGAAATTCACGCCTTCCAGGTCGTTCGCCAGTTCATTGTACGGCACGCCCATGCCGGACGCGGCGCCGCGCAGCTGCGACTTCAAGAAGGATGCCGTTTCGTTCGTCGGGAACTGCGGCGACCATTCCGCGATTTTCGCGCCCTCGGGCAGTTCGTGGAACGACAGCGGTTCCGCGTCGATGGTCACGGGTTCGTCGTCCGCCTCGGGGCCGAACCCGTCCGCGTATTCGATGAAGCCCATTTTTGACGCCGAAGCACGCGCGTTCTGAATTGCCGCGTCTTCAAACCCGTTCACGTTGCGCAGGCGGAACAGCGACGTGGTGGACCACGGCAGGCCGCGGCGCTGGCCCACCATTTCCACGATGAATTCGTGTATCACTTCATCGGCCGGCACGCGCACGAACCCGCGCCCGTCGCTGCTGTAGTAGCCCAGTGCGTCCGTGTCCGTGCTGGTGAAGTGGTACGCGGTCGGCCGGCCCCAGCCGTTGAATTCGATGCCGTGGCGGATGAACGAACCGCCCACCAGGCGGTCCACGTTGTACCAGACGGGCAGGCGCTGCGGATCAATGAACTGCAGCGCAAAGCCGTGCGGCCCGGCGGCATCGCCATAGACCTTGCGCACGATGAATTCGCCGTCGCGCGCGGCCGTCTCGACGGCGAGGCACTGCACCTGCCGCCAGGACATGGTGCCGGTTACATCGCAGTTGCCCTTGCGGCCCCAGTCTTCCCAGTCCGCTTCCAAGGCGGCGTTTGTGTCCTTGTCCAGCTTGCCGCGGGCGGTTTCCACCTTCGCCTGCATGGTCACGCCCTTGGGGCCAACCACGTTCTGGCGGATCAGCCGGATGAACGCGCGCGAATAATCGTTGTCCTGCCACTGCTGGCGAGAACGGGCCACCAGCGCCATGTGGTTCAGCGTAATCAGCTGATCCGGCGGGATCGGGATAGTGGGCAACTTGTCGTTGCCCTGCGCGGCGGCCTTGAACAGCCCGGCGACAGCGCCAGCCATGAATGAGCGGCGGCGGCCGGCGGCGGCCGGCGGCGTCGCGTTGTCATTCGCCGGCACCGGCGCGCTGCGCCCCCAGAACTTCAGGCGCATTAGGAAAACTCCACGCGAACGGGGCGGCCCCAGCGGCGCGTCCCGCTGGCCTTGCGCTTCTCGCGCGCGACAGCGGCGGCGTAGAACGCGCGCAGCTTGATCAGTTCAGGGATCGGCGTGCGCCACAGTTCGCGGTTGTTGATCACATACCGGGACTGGTCGATGGTCGCCCGGCGGGCCAGCACCGCGTCGATGGACGCCAGCGCCTTTTCGTTATCGCTGCGGCCGTCATAGGGCGCGGACACGGCGGCCAGGTCGGCCACCACCAGCAGGTTGCCCGTCTCGATTTCCGCCACGTCCGTGCCGTTCGTGGCGCGGATGGCCCACCAGTAGGTGCCGGGCGCCCAGTCGGCGGTGGCGGCGGCGTCCGCGCTGAAAAGGTGCCCCGTTCCATCCGGCGCGGCCGTCAAATCGATTTGCGACGGCCCACGCATGTGCAGCGTGGCGGTCCACGCTGGCGCCGGATAGACGGAAACCGCCACGGCCGCCTTGAACGACAGGCCCGCCGTGACTTCCGTGGGGAACGATGTGCAGCAATACGTCAAATGGGGCCGCCGTTAATATCTGGTCGCCCAGCCGCCGCCTTTCACCTTCGGGGATCGCAGCACGCGCCTGGTCTTCACTACGCGGCCACCTTGCGCGGGTGCGGGCTGCGGTTCCTCTTGTGGGATTTGCGGCAGCACGGGAACCGGCGCGGGCTTCGTGCTTTCTGGACTCGGCGCGTCACCCCCCGTCTGCGCCACCGCCGGTTCGGAAGGCCGAACGGCATCACCTAGGCGCTGGGCAGCGCGCCGCATGCTCGGGTTGGCGATCTTCAGCGCCGCCAGGGCGTACTGCCGGCAGTCCAGCGCCTCATTGCGCGGGCGCATCTTGTGCCACTCGCGCACCGGGAAGCCCTTAACGTACCTGGTCACCAGCTTTTCGGCGGTCAGCTGCTGGAAATATTCGCCTTCGCGGTCGCGCGGGAAATTGCAGTAGCCAGGGCCGGGTTTCTGGACGGCTAGGCGGCGCATCACGGTCAGCTTGGCTTCGTCGGCGCACACCAGGAACAGGTCCACCTTGCGCGCCGTCTTGCCCGACTGCTTGCGCAAGGGCGCGCGCACAATCGGGTCGCCCCACTTGCCGCTGCCCTTCACCGCGAAGATGCGGCGGCCGGTTTTCCCGCGCAGCCAGTCATAGGCGGACTGGGTGTTGCCGCCGGTGCCGCCGGTGTCCACGCACGTGGCCAGCAGCGGCATGCGGGCGCCGCTTTCATGCTCCCAGGTGCCGGACAGCAGTTCTTCCAGTTCCTCCCACACGTCCGGCGCGTCGGGATCGCCCCACAGCACTTGATAGTCCACCTGCCAGGATTGTTCGCCCTCGCCCCAGGCCACCACTTCGACTTCCAGGCGGTCGGGCTGCATGTCCACGCCCGCGGTCAGCACCAGGCCGCCGGCGGGCACGGTGCCGCTGGTGTAGGTGGACGCCTGGGCGCGCGCCAGCAGGCTGTCAGGGTCGGCTTGCTCGCCCCGTTCCTCGAAAGTCTCGGCGGCCGACACGTTCACGAACGATTGCAGGTCACCGATGCGCAGCTTGTTCAGGTAGCTGGTTACGATGTCGCGCAGGCGGCGGAATGTGGACAGGAATTCCGGCGCGTGGAAGCTGGCGTGGTCGGCCGTTTTCGGCTTCGCGGTCGCGCGCCACCCGGCGCCGGCCGCCTCGGCACCGCGGATCGCCGCAATGCGCGTGCCATCGTCCCAGCAGCTGCCGCATTCCTCGCACGCATAAACCGCCGTTTCCGGCTCGTGTTCATCGTGCAAATCCAGGTCCGCGTCCTCAAATCCGGTCGATTTGCGCCCATTCCAGTGGATTTGCTCCCATTTCAGGAACTGTTCGTGCCCGCAATCGGGACACGGCACGAAATAGCGCCGCTGATCGCCCGCCAGGAACCCGGCTTCGATCCTGGACACGCCCTTGATGGTCGGCGTGCTGCTGCGCGTCTGCAGGCGCTGGTCCCCGAACGATGCCGCGCGCTGGTCCAGCAGGTTGACGAAATCGCCTTCCGCCGTGGCCACCATGCCGTCCACTTCGTCGGCGTGCGTCTTCGGCGCGGATCGGCCGCGCGCGGTCTTCGGTGAACCGGCCCACGACATCATGAGCCAGCCGCCGATGTAGGACTTGATCCGGCTGTTATTCACGCCCTCGCGCCCGCGCGCCTTCGCCATCTTCCGCGCAATCGACGGGTTCGCGTCAATCATCGGCTGCAGCTTCGTTTCGATGAACGTCTGCATGTCGCCCTGGCTGGGCTGGGCGAAAATCTGGCTGCAGGGTTCGTGCGCGATGAAAAATCCGACGATGCACTGCTGGCACGTGGTCTTCCCCAGCTGGGCGCCCGTCATGTAGTCCACCTGGTGGATGCCCGGTTCCTTCACCACGTCAATCATGCCGCGCTGATAGGGCGCGTTGTCGAAGTTGATCGGGCCAGGGATCGCGTTGCCCACCGGAATGCGGATGTTCTGTTCCGCCCAGACGCTGGGCAGCATGTCCGGCGGCGGCACCAGGTGCGCGGCGGCCCGGCGCAGCGCGGATAGCACGGCGGCGGGGTTGGTGAATGCGTGGGCGGTCATTCCTCGCCCTCGCCTTCCTCGTCCGCGTCGTCCAGGTCGAAATCCATCTGGGCCGACTGTTCCAGGGCCAGCGTCAGTTCAGCGCGCAGGCGCTGTTTAAACGTGGTTTCGTCGGTTTCCCCCAGCAGCTGCAGGACCGCGCGGGCCGGCACGTTCAGGACGTTGGCGCGGATCGCCGCCATGGCCTTCGCCTGGGCGCGCTCGAACTCGCGCACCGGCGCCACTTCGCCCTTGGCGATGGCGAATTCCAATTCGGCCTTGCCGGTGGCGGCCACCAGCTGCCGGCGCCGCAGTTCCTTTTCGTCGCTGGTGTCACCGCCGGCCGCATTCGTGCGCTCGCGCTCGCCCCACCAGGCCACCACGTCGCCCAGAACGAATTCCCACGGGATGCCCTTGCGCCCGCGCTGCTTGACCGGGCAGCCCTCGGCCACCCAGCGGTCCACCGTGGGAAGCGATACGCCCATGGCGTCGGCCAGCTGCTGGCGGTTGACGATCATGCGGCGGCCCACCCGTTCGATTTCCGCAGGTTGTCGTTCGCCGGGATCACCTGCAGGTTCCCCGGTACGTGCAGGCCGCAGATGGCCCGGCCGCGCAGCGGCGCGATGTGGTCCACGTGGTGCAGGATGCCGGTTTCTTCGGTCATCCGGCGCGCTTCGGCGTACAGCGCAGCGATGGCTGCGCGGTCGGCCTCGGTCTGCCAAGGTGGCGTGGCCTGCAGCTTGCGGGCGCGGCGGGAAGCGCACGCCGTCGCCACTTTTGCAGGATTGCGCGCGCGCCACTGGCGGGCGTCTTCCCTAGAGGCTTCGGCGGCCTTGCGCCTGCCTCGGCACCGCTCCCGTTCCGCCGCCGAATTCGCATAGAATTCCTTGTAGTGGTCCGGGTTTTTCTCGCGCCAACGCCGGACAGCTGCCTTTCGCGACTCCGCCCCTTTCGTTCGCATCTTCTCGCTGTGACAGGCCAGGCACGCCTTCGCGCTAACGGACCTTTCGGCAACATGCCCGCGCTTGCAGGGCTTGCCGGTGAAGTAGCGCTTTAGCCCGGCGGCCTTGGCGTCCGACAGGGTGACCACAGCGCGCATCATTCCGAAAGCATCGCTGGGGTGACGGTGCAGCGCGCGACTTCGCCGTGGTCCTGGTGGTACGTGATGGCGATGGCCTGGCGGTCGCTATGCCAGCCGCCGCGCGATGCGTGCGCGTCCCGCGCGGCCAGCGTCGAATGCTGCACCACCTTGACGCCCGCGTGTTCCTTTTCCTCGACGTGGTGGCGGTGGCCCACGTGAATGTAACGCTTGACGGTTTCGCCCCAGATGGCCGGATAACTGGCCGCGAAGTGCAGCGGCAGGCCATCGTTTTTCTTCAGGTGGCCGTGGTGGAAACCCAGCATCACCCGGCCGTGCTGGAACACGTAGTACGGCAGCGCGGCGTCGTTCACCGTCACCCTCGGTTCGTTCTCATAGAGCGCGGCGAACAGCTGTTGCAGCCAGGCGCTGCTGGCCAAGTCGTGGTTGCCCTCGGCCATCACCACGTGCACTTCGTCATGCGTGGCCAGCGCCGCGTCAATCACGCCGCGCAGGATGCGGATGGCCGCGCCGATCACCTTGCGGAACCGGCTGTCCGCGTCCAGCACGTGGCGGTGCGTCGGCGTGACGGCTTCCAGGCCGTCGAAATGCAGGAAGTCCCCCAGCTGGTTGACCACGGCCACCCGCGCGCGCGGCGCGGTGCGCACCAGGTGCTGCATGGCCGCCGCCAGCGTGTCTTCGGCAATCCGCAAATCCCAGTCGGCGCCGCCTTCCTTGTCCCAGGCCAGCATGCCCACGTGATAGTCCGTGATCGTGAACAGGTTGCAGAGCATGGACGCGGCGGCGCTGGTCGTCATAGCCTGCGGCGGCGCCGGGATCGGCGCGGCGCGCGGCACGTCATCGCGCAGCGCGGCCACCGCCTCGCGCAGCAGTTCCAGCTGGCGTTCGGCGTCCTGGTTCGTCTTCACCCACTGGCCCGTGGGCTTGCCCTCGGCGTTGTAGTAGGTGGACACGCCCTTGATGGCGAACCCGTCCGGCACGGTGTGGGTCATGTCGTGCCCCGGCGCATAGCCCTTGCGGGCCGCCCTCGCCTGCACCGCCTTCAGCGTCCGGCCGAAGTTCGAACGGTGGATGCCCATGGCCGCCGCCGCGGCGTCAATGCTGCCGGTTGACCACCAGGTGCGCAGCTGTTCGGCCTGGCGCGCGGTGGCATAGTTCAGCAGCTGTTCGTCGCGGTCCTGCACTAATCGGTTCCCCCTCAAAATCGCATGTCTCTAATCAGAAAACTGGCCCGAAACGGGCACCCAGATATGAAGCTGCGCGGGCCCTCTGCCCCCGCATGGGGAGGGCCTTCGGAAGTACCTTGACCCCCCGGGGGTGGGCTCGGCCCGCCGCTCGCACGCCTCGGCTCATCGCTTCGCGCTTGCGCCATGCCTCTCGCACCACGTGGCCACAGCCTCAATGCGCGCCTCGCTCTCGCGCGCCCAGTCCGCATAGCCAGCGAGCCAGCCCAGGAACGCACCAGTGGCCTTGCGCTCGGCGTCCGTGCTGGGCTGCACGATGCCCGCGCCATCGGGCAGGCGCGGTTCATCGGTGCGCGGCGCGGTCGCCTCCACCGGACACGCCAGCGGCCGAACCTGCGGCGGCTTGGCCGATGATGACGCGCAACCGATCAGCGGTGACGATAGGGCGATCAGCGACAGGGACAGCACCACCAGGCGCAGTGATCGGGAACGGTGCATTGACGATTTCTCCAATGGCACGGCCTGCATCGGTGGCCGTGGTGACGCGCTGGGTGCAGCGGTCGGCTGCGGCGCTGAACGATGCTTGGGCCTGCGCCTGCTCTTGACCGCGCAGCCCTTCGGACAGTTCGGCCGCGGCCTTCGCGTCCTTCGCCTCGGTTGCGGCGCGGTCGGCCTTCGCCTGCAGCCCTTCGAAGTGCAGCGGCCCGACGCTGAACCCGTACACGCGCACGGACATGACGGCCGCCACAGCGAGCGCCACGGCCAGCAGCGCAGCCAGGATCGCAATGGCGTTGTCCTTCAGAAAATCACGCATGCCGCGTGCCTCCCCATCCTTCACGCCGCCGCCAGATCGGCCCAGCGAGGCAAGCCAGGGCGATGGCAGCGCCCGCGATCATCGGCGCGGCGGCGATGGCCAGTTCCACGCCGGTCATGACACCGCCCACCGGATCGCGTAGCCCACGCCCATGAACACGGCCATGAACCCGGCGCACCCGACTGCGCGCACGGCCCAGATGATCGGAACGAGCTTTTCCATCACAGCGCCCCCATGCACTTGGCGGCCCGCGCCTGCTGCCGCGTCCACACCCCTGGGCACCGCTTGTTGCCCGGCGTGCTGCAATCGAACCCGGCCGCGTACCGATACCGCAGCAGATCGCCGCAAGCCTTCGCCGGCTGCCCCGCGATCAGGTCGCGGCGCATGCTGGACGCGCGCCAATTGCCGATGCCGTACTGCCCGACGAAATCCAGGTACACGTCATATTCGCCCTGGGTCATCGTCACGCCGGGCAGCGATGCGGCGAAGTCGCGTTCATCCTTGCGGGCGAGGTTGCGGGCCAGTTCGGCGGCGCGCTTGCGGGTGATGGTGTCGCCCAGCTTCACCGGCGTGCCGTCTTCGTAATGGGTGGAGCCGTGGCCGATGGTGGGCACGTCGCCCTTGGTCGGGATGACGGCGGTGGCGGTGAACCCTTCGTTCGCCTGCCACGTCGCGAACCCGGCGAGGGACAGCGACAGGGCGGCAACAGCAATGCGGGCTTTATTGGCCATCAGCGCGGCCCCATGTCGCGCAAAATTTCGCCCATGCGCGCTTCGTGTTCGGCCTGCAGCCGCTTGTCTTCGCGGCGCTTGAAATAGAAATTCACGGCCAGGCCCAGGGCCGCGATCACGATGCCGCAGAACGCGGCGCCTTCGCTCGAAAGCAGCCAGCCGCCTACCGTGGCGGCGCCGCCTGCATAAGTGGCCTTCGATCCAGCCGCGGCCAGGGTTGCGTCAATGGTGCTGGTCGGATCGGGATACAAAGCGATTTCCTGCGCATGGCGTCTAGTCCTGCGCAGTGTTGTCGTTCGCGCCCTTCAGTTCCTCTTGTGGGATTTGCATTCGCAGCAATCGGATGGACTCGCGCGACATGCCGAACACCGATGCCAGCTGCCCGTTGCTCGCGCCTTCCTTCAGCCGGCGCTTGATTTCGCCATCACGAAACCGCTTGTAAATCGCGTTGCAGTTCGCCGGCTGCAGGATCGAACCGCCGAACCAGTCGGCTAGCTTGCGGGCGCGATCCCAGCCCAGGATTTCAACCAGCCGGTGGTCGGGCGTCAGCCGCTTCGGCACATACAGGATGACGCGGGTGGACCGCTTGCTGGTGGAACCCTCGCGCCCGTATGACTTCGCGCCGTCGATGCCCGAAATGCACGTGGGCAGCTGGCCGATCAGGTATAGCGCCGCATCACGGCCGATCACGTCCGCTATCTCTTGTACGCTGTCAGGTAATGTCACGTTCGCCCCCGTCACATTGAATAGCAACGGCCATCGCAAACCTTGCCGGTGCGCGCAAGCTATACTTCAGGCCGGCCGATGACGGAAGCAGTGACGGACTATGACGGACAGTCAGTCACTGCCGAAACCCGCGGATTTCTGCGGGTTTGCGCGCAAAATCCGGCCGCTAGTGACTGACTTTTCGCAAATTCCCATAGCGCGGGCGTTTTGCGTGTCCCCCTCTCTCTATAACTCCCCTCCATTTTGCTAAATAGTCAGTCACTCCGTCACTAAAACCCATTGCACCCTAGGATTTCTGCGGGTTTGCGGCAGTGACTGACTGCCGGAAAGTCCGTCACTAGTCCGTCACTCCGTCACTGGCCCATTCACGAAAAAGCCCGCCGGTGTGAACGGCGGGCTGTTCCTTACTGGTGTTGTGGGGTGCGTGGCCGCTAGGCGCTGGCGCGTGGCGCGGCCGGCGGGCAGAAAACGCGGGTCGGCTTCGCTTGACGGGCGGCGGGTGCGCTAGCCTTTCGCCACATCCGCATCGCCACGTTACGGCTTCCGGTTGTTACCGGCAGCCCAGCGCGCGCCAATGCCTCGGTGATGGTGCACCAGGACCAAGCAGCGGCGGGCGCATTCCAGTCCAGCGCGCGCAGCAGCGTGTCTTCGAAGGTTGGCTCCCCTGGTGCCCTCACCCCGCGCCGCTTGAACTGCGCGTGCGCTTTCGGCGCGCCCAGCTGGCGCCGCAGCACGTCCGCTTCGCTGATCGCGCCGCACGTGCATTCGTGCGGGTGCTGGTCCACGTGCCAGCCGCAGCCCCAGGCGTGTCCGGTGGGCGCCAGCTTACGCGTGTCGATAGGCCACCAGCGGCGGGGCGCGTCAGCGGGGCGCGCTGGCGCCGCATGCAGCGCAACGCCGGCGAACGTCACCCACTCGCCGCCCAGCTCGCGGACCTCTATCGGCACCCCGTTGGCTTTGTGGCGCTCCACGGCGTCCAGCATGCCGGGTGACGCGCCCAGGTCCACATAGAACACCGCGGCGTCAGCCCACACCGCCCACGCCAGCCCGGCGTCAATGCCCAGGCGCCGTTCGTCCGGCGCGTTGTCGTCCAGCACGCCCGGCTGGGTGTAAAGCAGGTGGCTGGCAATCGGCGCCTCGCCGCGGCGCAGGCAGTCGGCCATGCAGGCGCGGGCATAGGCCACGTTCCGTTCCACGTCGCCGGCGTAGGGCGACTCCAAAATCACTAGGCGCATGCAATTTCCCCTTCGTCAAAACGGACGGTCATCGTCCACGTGGTTGTCGGTCGGCGGGTCCGGCACGTCATAGTACCGGCCGGAACCCGTCCGCTTCGGCTTGCCGAACAGCTTGGTAAGCGCAGCCGCGGCGCTGGTCTGCTGGGGCCGCGTCGGCTTGTCGTAGCCGATGGCCAGCAGCACCTGGGTGGCGGTCATCTGCTTGCGCAGGTGGTAGTCCACCCAGTTGCCCCAGCGGGACAGGATCATTTCTTCCACCGGATCGGCCTGCGCGTGATCCGCGTTGCGGGCTTCCAGCCGCTGTTCCTCGGCGCGGTCCAGCCACCACTTTTCGCCGGCCTCGTACCAGGTGAAGACTTCGGCCCACAGCTGCTGCATATCGATGCCGTGTTCCAGCACCAGGCCGGTGACCGGGATCGTCCACCAGCGCACGTTCCCGGTGTCGTCGGCCAGGAACTGTTCGGGATTGACGGACGCGAAGAACACCGTGCGGCGCTGGAATTTCTCTTCCGTGCGCGCATAGGGCCGGCGGAACAGGTCAACGTCCTGCGAAATAAAACCCTTCAGGCGCGCGATGTCGGCTTTGCGCAGCGTGCCGTCCAGTTCCCCGATTTCCACCAGCCAGTGCGACACGGCGGAAATCACGCTGTCCTTGTTCGCCGGGTCCACCATGGCGTCCACTTTGATCAGTTCGCGCAGGTCTTCGGGCACCAGGTGGCGAAACCACGTGGTCTTGCCTTCGGACTGCTCGCCCTGGAACACCAGCACGCCCTTGGACCAGAACCCGCGCGGCTGGCAGGCGGCGGCCACGGCCGAAATCAGCCAGCGGCGCAGCAGCAGCGCAAACAGCGTGCGGTCAAAGTCGGGCCGCGTCTGCACCGTGTCCATCAGCGCCTGGAACCGGGACGTGCCATCCCACGGGCGCGCCGTGATCCACTGCGCCACCGGGTTGAACGGCCGCTGGTCAGACAGATACAGCAGGTATTCGCCCAGCGGCTCCACCGGCATGCCGAACCGGATGCATTGCGACTTGATCCGCGCGAGGGCAGCGCCGCGCTTCGTGTCGTCCAGGTACTGTTCGCCGGGGATCAGGATTTCGGTGTCCTTGGCGATCATGTTGTAACGCACCGTCACGCCCAGCCGGTCGATTATCTCGGCCAGGTTTTCAATGGTCGCCAGCGGCTTGCCCTTGCCGCCCACGTCCGGCAGCGGCGTGAAATAGTCCACGTTGTCGTTCGCGGGCTTCGTCGCCGGCAGATCGGCCGCGCTGGTGTCGGGCTTGCCGCCGGTCACCGGGTTGGCCAGCAGCTGCGCGCGGCAAGCGGCCTCGCCTTCCAGCTTGGCCAGGTCGTTCCAGTCGGTCGGCTCGCCGGCGGTGTCCGCGAACCGCGGCGCCAGCAGGAACCCGCGCGTTGCGTCGGCGGCGCGCTGGGCATAGTCCAGGCCGGGATTGTACGGCGAGCCGTCCGGCCTGGTGGTCCAGGCGTCATTGTCCGCGGCGATGATGAACGCGGCCTGCGGGAATTGCTCGCGCATAGCCTCGGCCACCACCGGCAGGTTCGGCGCGTCGAACGTGACGATGACGCACCAGCCGGTCAGCTCGTGGATGGTGGCGCCGGTGGCGTACCCTTCGCAGAACGCCAGCGGTGCGCCGGCGGCCGGTGGCGTGCCGATCATGTGGAAGCCGCCGCGCTTGCGGCCGTTCTTCAGGTAGCGTTTCTGAATGCCGCCGTCCGCGTCCAGCAGGATGCCCTGCAGGCTGATCACCTTGCCGTTGCGCGCGTCCGCAATCGGGATCAGCAGCGCGTCGGGCAGATGGCGGAACACTTCGCCAGCATCGTTCACCAGCGGCCACTGGCCGACGCCCAGGCCGTGGGCGCGCACGCCCTTGTCCTGCAGGTACGGGTGGCCGTCGCCGGCGGGCGCCGATGCCTCCCAGGTCAGGTTCGCCAGCTTGGCGGCCTCGCCCTGGCGCTGGCGCGTGGCGGCTTCGGCGTCCTTGCGTTCGGCCTCGCGCTCGCGGCGGCGGGCTTCGATGGCGTCCGCGTCCAGCGTCTGCCGGTCGGTGTCGAATTGCCAGCCGCGTTGCTGCGCTTCCCAGATCAGCGTGCCGATGTTGACGCCGCCGCCGTCGCGGATGGACTTCCAGGTGGAAGCGCATTCCTTGGCGTCATAGCCGCGTGTCGCGCTCTTGCTCCACGCATCGAACAGCGCAAAGCCGCCCTCGCCCAGTTCGGACTTCAGGGCCATGCCGATGCGCGCCCACTTCTCGCGGGAACAGTCCGCGTCGATTGCGAACAAGGCCGACTCGATGGTTTCAATCGTCAGGTCATCGTGGCGGGCGGCTGCGGTCACGCACGCACCTGCACTTCCAGTTCCAGCAGGCGCAGCGTGTTCGCCGGGATGATCCGAGCGGGATGCTTGCACCGCCAGATGCGCACGGTGGTTTCGCTGCAGCCCAAGATGCCCGCCACGTCATGCGTGTTTAGACGATGCTGCGCCATGATTTGGCGCAGCTTTCGCGTTCGTTCGTGCACGGTAAATCCCCTTAGTTGCCCGCCCTATGTTTTGCGCCGTAGATTTTCCAAAGTAAACACGCAAGGGGGTAATTTGTAATCACGGGGGATAATCGTTCCCTCGGTTCACCGCGCCGCCGTCACGCCTGGGCGGTCACGTGGTAGCCGCGGCACCGCGGGCAGAAAAAATGCCGCACCGGCACCTTGCGGTCCCCGTTCACCGGCGCGAAGGCGCGCACGCCGTCCAGTTCGTGGATCACCGCGCGTTCGGTTGGATAGCGCCGCAGCGTGCAGACGATCACGCCGCTGGGCATCTGGTGGGCCACCACCCTGCCGTCCACCACCACGGGCGCGGCTCCGGCCTCGCGCGCCAGGTGCGCCAGCGCCTTGCGGATGGTGCGCGCGGGCCGGCCGCTGCGCAGGATGCGCGCGCGCTCGCTGGCGAAGCTGCGGCCGTTCACGGCACCAGCCCCAGCAGCGCCCGCGCGTCGTCCGGCGAGCGCACCACGTCCGCCAGTCCGCCGTTGTTCGCCACGGCGCGCAGGAACTTCGCCTGCAGGTCGCTGGTGCGGCCGTCCGGCGCCTTCACTTCCAAGGCGACGAAGCGGGCGAACTTGCGCCCCACCATGTCCGGCGTGACCGTCACCGGCACTAGGCCGAACAGATCGCTGAACCCCGGCGGCAGGCCGGTGCTGAAGGGCCGCGCCTCGCGCAGCAGCACGTCGCCGGGCTGGACGGCCACCATGCCGCCGCGGCTGAATTTCTCCACGCGGTTGCTGGCCCAGGCGGTGCCGGTGTTCGCGCGGAAAATGAGTGCGGCACCCGCAAGTGCGTTGCGGATGGCGTTCTGGATGCCGTGTTCGCGCACGTCAGGCGGCCGGCGGAAGGCGGAAACTCACGTAGGGAATGCCCATCATCATGGAAAACACCATGTCGATGCGCTCGCCCCACACCCACGAATTCCCCATATAGACGGGCACCAGGGCGAACAGCGGGATGGTCGGCGGCTTGGCTTCAATTCGCATGGTGCACACTCCCAAAAAAGCCATGGGAGTATGGGCGCGCCCGCCGGCCGTTCCTCTTGTGGGATTTGCTACGCCACCGCCGGTCGTTTCCGCATCCGGCTGGACCACACCTTGTAAGCCCACTGCTGCGGCGACTTGTAACCGAACTGCTGCCCCAGCCGCACCAGCTGCTGCAGCGTGGTGGCCTCGCGGATCAGGCGTTCGCGGTCCAGCTTCGCGGCCTTGCGATCCTCGGCGGTGACTTCCACCAGGTTGGCGTCGGCGTCCACCTTCATTTCCTTGGCCTTGCCGCGCAGTTCGGCGCCGCAGTGCGGGCATTCGGGCGGCGCCGGCTGGCGCACCTGCATGAAGCATTCCGTGCACGTCTTCGGCGGTGGCGGCACGTTGTCGTTGTCGCCCTTCGCCTTGCCGCGCTCGACTCCCACCAGGGACCATTCGCGTTCGTCTTCGAAGAACCCGTGCCGGGCGCTGTTGCCGGCGTGGTCCAGGTACACCTTCACCAGCCCGTTCGGCCGCAGCATTCGGCCGCCGCGCTGCATGTAGCTGGACAGCGACATGGTGGGCGCGCCGTCAATCACGCAGTCAATCGTCACGTCCATTTGCGCGATAGCGGCCAGGTCGAAACCTTCCCCGAACAGGCCGACATTCGACAGCCCCAGCAGCTGGCCGGTGGCGAACGCCTGGATGACGCGCCGGCGCTCGCCCTTGTCCGTGGTGCCGTCCAGGTGCGCAAACGGAATGCCGGCGGCCGTGAAGCTCTCGGCAATGTGGACCGAATGCGCGCGGTTCACCGCGAACGCCACGGTGCGCATGCCCGGCGCCTTGGCCGTCCAATGCTTAATCATATCCCCGATCAGCTTGGGCTTGTCGGCGCGCTCGGCCGTCTCGCCGGCGCTGAAATCGCCCATGCGCTTGCGCGCGCCCTTCATGTCCGGCGCGCTGGGCGCAAACAGGCGATACCGCGCCAGGTGGCCGTGATCCATCAGCCATTCCAGCGACGGCCCCAGCACGATGTCGTCAAAGTGTTCATCCAGCCCCTTGCCGTCCAGCCGGATCGGCGTGGCGGACAGGCCCACGTGCCGGCAGCGCGACAGGTGCGCCATCACGGTGGCCCAGCCGGCGGCGGCGACGTGGTGGCATTCATCCCAGATCGCCAGCACCGGCGGCGGCAGTGTGTGCAGGCGGTTCTTCAGCGTGTCGATGCCGCACACCTGGACCAGCTGCGCGGGGTCCATCGGATAGCCGGCCTTCACCACGCCGTGCGCGATACCGAACTTGCGGAACGTGTTGCTGGTCCCAGCCACCAGTTCGTCGCGGTGGCAGATGAACCAGACAGGCCGCCCCTTCGTTGAAGTCTCGCCGGCCATGAAGGACGCCAGAACCGTCTTGCCCGCGCCGGTGGGCGCCTGCAGCAGAACGCGGCGGTGGCGCCGCATTGTGTCGCGGGCACGTTGGATCATTTCGCCCTGATAGTCGCGCAGCGTGACCTTCATAAGCCTAGTATTACCCCCGGTTAATCTTGCGGCGCCCCGAAAACGTCATGAGCGATAGGGTGGAGCAGTGGAAAGGTCAACGGACGAACTGCAGCGAAGTCTGCTGATTTCGCGCCTGTTCCTGGACATCGCGCGCGCGTTCCGTGGCGTGGACTGGCCGAATGAAAACTATGGGATGCATGCGGCAGACGGGATGTTGGTCGCGGCCGTGTTCATCGGTGAAACTGAAGGCCGCCCCATGAACGCCAGCAAGCTGGCCGAATTCGTGGGCGTCCCGCGCCCGACAGTGATCCGCCGGATGGCCGAACTGGCGCGCAATGGCCGGGTGGTCAAGGACGGGACTGTCTGGCGATACGCTGGCCCGCGTGACATTGAAGGCACGCGGCGGGCCACCGCAGCCGCCGTCAAAGCGATCATCCGCACCGCGGAACAGCTGTCCAGATTGGACACGTAGCCTCTTGCGGCGCAGCTGTGGAAAAATTTAACCCATAGCAACGTGACGGCAAGTTACCGGGTTGCAAGGCCGGTTAAACTTCGCCATGAGCGGTGTTGCCTTCACGATGAATGGTGTTGGCTAACGGGGGGTCATATGGAACCTGGTGTTTACTTCGATCTTGCTAATTCTGAATACCACGGGGGCGAGGGAATCAATAAGGGATTACTGGACGTGGTGGCGCGCTCGCCGCTCCATGCCAAGTCGGTGCTAGACACCGCAAACGACAATACGCGCGAGCCGACGCCGGCCATGGTGATCGGCACCGCGTTTCACACCCTGCTGCTTGAACCGCATCGGTTCGCGGACGAATACGTGACGGCGCCGAAGGTGGACCGGCGCACCAAGGCCGGGAAAGAGGAATGGGCCGCCTTCCAGGAGGCGAACGCCGGCAAGGTGGCGCTGGACGATGACCAGCACGAACAGCTGCTGGCGATGGCCCACGCGGTGCGCCAGCACCCGGCCGCGAACGCGCTGCTGGCTGGCTGCGAAGGCAGCGCCGAAGCCAGCGTGTACGCCACGGACCCGGTGACCGGGGAACTGCTGCGCTGCCGGCCGGACTGGTGGCGCAAGGACGGCGTGATTGTGGACGTGAAGACCACCGAAGACGCCAGCCAGGAAGGCTTCGCGAAGTCGCTGGCGAATTACCGCTATCACGTGCAAGCGCCCTGGTATCTCGACACGATGCAGCTGTCGCACGACGCTGGGCACTTCCCCGAAGGCTGGGAACGCCCCAAGGCGTTCGTGTTCCTCGCCGTGGAAAAGCGCGCGCCCTATGCCGTGGCCACCTATGTGCTGGACGCCGAAAGCATCGAAATCGGCCGCCAGCAGATGCGCGCGAACCTCGACACGCTGGCCGAATGCAAGCGCACCGGCATCTGGCCGGGCTATGGCAACACGCTGCAGCAGATCGGCGTGCCGGCCTGGTATTTGAACCGCAACGCGCACCTGATCGGGGCCGCGTGATGGATGCCGGTTTCCGCGAACGGGGGATCGCCCTCGCCCACAAGATTGAAGCTGCCTGCCATGAACTTGGGATCAGCTTCGAAGAATTCACCCAGCACTTGGCTCACTTCCACGCCGCCGCAATGGCGACTGTTCAGGAAGAACAAGCCCAGCCCGCGACTAAGCACTAAGGAACCAACCAAATGTCTGTTCTCAATATTCGCAAAGCCGAACGCGAAGGCGCGCGCCTGGTGGTCGGAATTTCCGGCATTTCCGGCAGCGGGAAGACTTACACCGCGCTGCAGCTGGCCTATGGCCTCGCCAACTATGACGCCACCAAGGTGGGCTTCCTCGACACCGAGAACCGGCGCGGCTCGCTGTACGCGAACGCGCTGGTGGACCACCCGACGCACCCGACGCGCGAACGGTTCTGGATCGGTGATCTGTACGCGCCGTTTTCTCCCCAGCGGTACGTGGACGCCATCCTGGAATTCCAGGCCATGGGCGTGGAAGTGCTGGTGATTGATAGCGTCTCCCATGAATGGGAGGGCCAGGGCGGCTGCGAAGAAATCGCCCATGCCGGGAACCCCCGCATGCCGGACTGGAAGCGGGCGAAGGCCGAACACAAGCGGTTCATGAACGCCATGCTGCAATCGGACATGCACATCATCGCCTGCATCCGCGCCCGCGAAAAGGTGAAGGTGGAGAAGGTCAACGGCAAGAATGAAGTGATCCCCATTGGCATTCAGCCGGTGACGGAAAAGAACGTGCTGTTCGAAATGACCGCCAGCCTGATGATGTGGGATGAGGGCCGCGCCCAGGACGTGGCGAAGTGCCCGGCCGAACTGCGCGACATTCTCGGCCGCGGGCAGGGCTACATCACCGCCGAAGACGGCCAGCGCCTGCGCGCCTGGGTGGACGGCGCCAAGCAGCTGGACCCGCGCGTGGAGCATGCGAAGAACTCGCTGCGCACCGTCACCGAACAGGGCATGGACGCGCTGGTGGCCGCGTGGCGCGCGCTGCCCGGCGACATTCGCAAGGCGATCAGCGCCAGCGGGGCGTGCCCCGACGAATACAAGTCGGCCGCCCAGGAATTCGACGCCGCGCGCGCGAAGGACAGCGGCCGGCAGCTGGACGATCTGAACAGCCAGGTGCTGGGCGATGGTGCCCAGGCCGCTGAATAACCGCCAGACGGGGGCACACATGACGACGCAACAGCCGGCCTTCCTGACACCCCACCAACTGGTCACGCGCTGGAACGGCGTGGTGACCATCGGCACGCTGGCGAACTGGCGCTGCCGGCAGGTGGGGCCGTCCTACGTGAAGCTGCGCGGGCGCATCCTGTACCGCGTGGATCAGGTGGAAGCCTGGGAAGCCAAGAACAATCACGCGGCGAACGACAACGCCGCAGCTGACAAGGGGGCAGCATAGTGGAAACGAAACCGACGAACCCGAAGGACGCGATTGGCAGCGACAAGCTGCCCCTGCACCTTTGGCCCAGCACCGCCACGGCAATGGGCTGCATCGGCCTGCTGAACGGCATGCTGAAATATGGCCGCACGAACTGGCGGGTGGCCGGCGTCCGCGCCAGCATTTACGTGGACGCCTGCAAGCGCCACCTGGACGCCTGGTTTGAAGGCGAGGAAGTGGACCCGGATGACGGTGTGCCGCACCTGTCCGCCGCGCTCGCGTGCCTCGCCATCCTGGTGGACGCGGCGGCGGCCGATAAGCTGAACGATGACCGCCAGGTGGCTGGCGGTTATCGCGGGCTGGTGGACGGCTTGACGCCGCACGTGGCCCGCCTGAAGGCGCTGCACGACGCGCGCGATCCGCAGCACTTCACCATCGCGGACGCGCCGGCGAACGATGACGCGCCGCAGCCGCCCGCGTGGATGGAAGGCGAGCCGGTGCCGTCCGCCGTCTGGACCACCTGCGCCGGGTGCGCCATGCCCGCAACCTGCGCCCGCCGCGGGTTCTGCCAGGAGGCGCGGCGCCATGGCTGACGTTCTCGACCAGGCCACCGATTACGAAGAACGGGACCGCGAACTTGCGCTGCGCAATCTGGACCGAGGGCCGGTCATCGCCGCCACCGGGCACTGCCTGAACTGCGAAGCGCCGCTGCCGGCGGAACGCCGCTGGTGCGATGCCGACTGCCGGGACGACTGGCAGGCCGCGCGCCGCAACCGCTGAATTTCAACAGAGGGAATACTGATCAACATGGGCGATTTGAACAAAGTGCAGCTGATCGGGCGACTGGGCGCCGATCCTGAAATCCGGTCGTTCCAGTCGGGCGACAAGGTGGCGAACCTGCGGATTGCCACCAGCGAACGCTGGAAGGACAAGCAGACGGGCGAGCGCAAGGAAAAGACCGAATGGCACAGCATTGCCGTGTTCGGGGACGGCCTGGTGGGCATCGTGGAGCGGTACACGAAAAAGGGCAGCCAGATTTACGTGGAAGGCGCCCTGCAGACGCGCAAGTGGCAGGACCAGCAGGGCAATGATCGGTACAGCACCGAAATCGTGTTGCGGCCGTTCGCCGGCACCATTCAGCTGCTGGGTGACGCGAACGGCAACGGCGGCCAAGGCGGCGGCAACGGCGGCGGCGGGCAGCGCCAGCAGGGTGGCCAGTCCGGCGGTGGCAGCCAGCGCGGGCTGGGCTGGAACGAAAGCCAGAACGGCCCCGGCCGCGGCGGCTCGACGGGCGGCGGGTTCCAGGATGACCTGGACGACGACATTCCGTTCTGATGTCGGCCTGAAGGATTACCGGCGCGCCAATTCGGGCGCGCCGCAGTGGAGTGATTACGGATGAATGCTTTTCTGAAGTGTGACGCGCCCGGCTGCGATCATCGCGAAAACCACGAAACGCTGGACGCCAGCATGGTGGACAAGCCGTGCCCGAAGTGCGGCGCGAACCTGCTGACCCAAGCGGACTATGACGTATGGGTGGCGCTGCTGCCGCAATTCGAGTTGCTGAAGTCTCTCGGCGTCCTGGTGGATGCGCCCGTGGGCACGCCGCCAGAACATGCGGTTTCGTTCAACTACCATGACGGCCGCATGAATATCAGCGCGCCGCTGACCACCCCGTGACGGACCTATTCGCCGCGCTCCCCCAGGCAGTGGACCACCGCTGCCTGGGATGCGGCAAACCCCACGCCGACGCGCGCGAAGTCACGCTGGTGGATGGCACGGTGGTCAGCAGCTATTCGGAAGCCTGGCGCCACGAATGCGAGGCGCGCGCCATCCTCGCAATCCAGCCCCTCGCCCGGCGCCAGCGCACGCTGGACAACATCGAGCGGCACCGCGGCAAGAAAGTCGCGGACGCCCTGCGCGACACCATGCTGGAAATCTGGAACGCGCGGACGGCGGCCCGGTTGGCGAAAATCAGCGCGTAGGCATTTTCAGTATTGACCAGCGTTTAAACGCCGCCTAGGGCGGGTACACGGTGCGCCTTTCGAAGAAATGGGCGCAGGAACTGGGCGCCTGCTGCCCGGTCCACGGCGCCATGGAAGTGGAAGGCTCGGACGCATGAACCGTTACGAACGCCGCAAGGCGCGCAGCGAAGAACTCGCGCTCGCCCGCCTGGACGGCAAGGGCCGGCTAGAGGAACGCAAGGAAGCCGCCGCCCGCGCCCGCGCCGAACGCGAAGCCCACTGGCTCGCGCAGGAACGCCCGCCGCTGGGCGGCAGGAAGCCCGCCAAGCCGCTTTCCAGGATGCCGGCGTGATCAGCGGGACCGCCGTGGCGCTGGCTGCCGGGCTGGCCACGGTGCCGCCGCAGACGGAAGCGAACGCCCGCTGGTGGGCGCTGCGCTGGTATCAGAACGCCACGGCGGCGGAACGCGAAGCGATGCGCTAGCTGCTGGACGAATGCGGCACCGGCGCGGTGCAGGCGACAATGGATTTTCAGCACGAAGGGAAATGACGATGGAAGCGAAGCGAATGCAGATCGGCCCCGTGGTGGCAGCCGATCCTAGCCGGAACATCTATGGCCTGGACGCCAAGGCCGGCACGATTGCCACCCTGCGCCTGGGCGACGATGAACTGGAAATCCGGTTCCCGGCGGGCTGCAGTCGGCTGCACCTGCAGGCGCGCCAGGCCGGCGACATTTACGCCGAAGTGTCCGCCATGGGCCGCGCGGTGTCCGGCACCGGCGACACGGCCCATTCCGCCATCACGGCGGCGCTCGGCAAGCTGGCGGTGGCCGTGTGATGCGCCGCGCATTCACAGGCGCCGCCGTGCTGATCGGCCTGCTCGCGGCCCTCCACATGGCCGACAAAATCGCGGCGGGGATGACGGCCGCGCCGGATGAAATAAACGCGCCGGCCTCGCCGGAATGACAAGGGCCGGGGAAACCCGGCCCTTTATCCTATCCCCAGGCGCCGGCGGCGCTCGGCCTGGATTTCGCGCACCCGTTCCAGCGCCGCCACCTGGCGGGCGATGCGCCCATAAACGGCAATCCACCTGCCGGACGCACGGAACCCATCCCGTCCAGCTTCGGCGGCGGCCATGACGCCGGTGGACACGCCGCGTCCGACGACGACGCCCGCCGCGGCGAACCCGTCCTGGCCGGCTTCAGCTGCGGCGAGGCCGCCATTCACCATCACCCGGCCGGATGCGCTTGCGCTGTCCGCGCCCGTCTCGGCCGCCGCCAGCGCGCCCTTGATAGCCAC